AATACACATTTACGTGCTATTGCTCCCACCGTATCTAATAGCAAGCTTAGCGGCAACGTTTCACCAGGAATTGAACCATGGGCTGCGAATATCTTTACGGAACAGTCTGCGAAAGGTACATTCATTCGTAAAAACCCAACCTTGGAGAATATTCTCAAAAAACAAAACTTAAATACAAAAGAGATATGGGACAAAATATTGGCAGATGGAGGTTCGGTCCAAGATTTAAAAGAATTAGACGCAGATACCAAAGAAGTATTTAAAACGTTTAAAGAATTAAATCAACTAGAACTAGTTAGACAAGCTGGCATACGTCAACAGTATATAGATCAAAGCGTAAGTTTAAATTTAGCTTTTCCTAACGAAGCAACGCCTAAATGGATTAATAAGGTTCATATGGATGCTTGGCGAAAAGGAGTTAAAACTTTATATTATATGCGGACAGAATCAGTCTTACGTGGTGATATTGCAAACCACGCTATGGATGATTGTATTGCTTGTGATGGGTAATTAAAAAAGGGGACCACGTAAGTGATCCCCTTTTTTGTTACAGGAACTATTGGGTATGGTGCCCATTCTAAAAAGGTTCCTTATTTCATTTTTGTTTTATTTAATTTCTTAACAGGAGGATTATAATCTTTTGGATCTCTTATAGTAGGTTCTGGTTCACCTAAAAATTTTCTAATTTTACGACCCACTTTAGCTTTAATTTCTTTTACTTTAGGTATTACAGAATTATTTACATAGTTAGTTGCAGTAGTTAATCCATCACTGTATTTTTCATATATTTTCTCGGAGGGAATTAATGTGGCTATTGCAGTTCCAGCCGCCATGGGTCCAAACGGTATTTTGTTAGTTCTTACAGAGCTACTTCTAACTTGTTGATAACCCGGAAAGTCTTTAATGTTTTTTATTTCTCCCTTTTGTGGAATAGGTGATTTTGCCATAAATGGACTTGTAAATTGACTCATAATATTTGTTTTTTTATTTATAGTTTTTTATGATTTTTTATGTTTTTTACAAAAAGCCGATGCAGCTTCAACGCTACTAAAACCCCATTTTTTTAAAGCTAATGCTTTTCTAGTAGGTCTACCTTTAGAGTCTTTCATAGGTCCTTTCATACCTGCAAATCTACATGCAAATGAAACTCTACGAGATCCAGTTCCAGAAGTTTGTCTAGAACCTAATTCTTTACCTGTTTCAGATTTATATTTTGAGCGCATTTTTTTGTTAGATGCTTCGTACGCTGCGTTAGTAATTTTAAGTGGTCCATTCATAATTATTTCTTTTTACACGGGTCTGATCCGTCTGCTGGTATTGGTCTACAATCGTTAACGGTTTCTCCTGTACCACTTGGCGAAGGCTTTGTGCCACATTTTTTCTTACCTTCCCAACATTTTGAGTTTTTAGAATTTGCTCCTTTAAAATTCAATGGAGACTTCATCGCAAGAGTTGTGGTTTTATTTTCTTTATGTGATTTTGATTTTTTAATATTCAATGGAGACCTCATTGGAAGAGCCATATCTTTTACGTGCTCACTAATTTCATCTGCTTGACCAGCGTGCATTTTAGAAGCCGCTCTTAGCTCTTTAACTATCTCTTGTAACCTACCTTTTTTCATTGTTTTATTATTTTGTATGTTGTCTTGCCAAATTCTTTTTCAGCTAATAATACTCTGTTTCTATTTTTATCTACGCTTTGATAACTTACATGTATCCATGAAGGATTTTTGTCATTACCAAATTCCCATATCAATTGATCAAAATTACAATGAGTTCTAATCCAATCAAACATCTCTGCATTAGTTTTGTGTCCATAGACGTCATCTAAATCAATTGCCATACCTTTACAATGCTGAGAGCTTGATGCTCCTCCTATGGCTTTATTTAATTCTTCTGAACGGAACATGCTATTGATCTTTATTGCTCCGCCAACCCATAATCTTAGCGGTTCAAATATCTTCTCCGCTATTTTCTTCATGTTATTAGTTTGTTCTTCATTAGGTATATTGTCTATACCATGTCTCTTAGCTGTGTTAGAATGTAACGCTTCAGCTAGAGTGATATGATCACTTATTTTCATAATTAAAGATTAAAGTTAATACCTCGTAGGTTAAATTTTTTAGGTGGTTGTGGCCCATTTACTGGTCTAAGACTTTCTCTAGCTTCATTTTGCAAATCAGCAAGAGTTGGAGAATTATAATCTGGCGCGTCTCCCTTGTAAATATCTGTACTAGAGTCAGCTCTATTCATGTGACCATCTGGAAGCATTTCACTAATTTCTTGATTATAAAAACCAATTTTTAGATTCTTAGCATATGAACCTTTTATCGGGTCAATTCTTTCGGTTTGTGTATTAAAGTTTCCTGTAGGTGGAACATAGCTTTCAACTGGATCAATAAGATTACTATCTCCAAATCCTCCTACCATTGTTCCTCTAAAATTATTTATCATATCTTCCTTACTTGCTTCATCCCATCCTGCTTTATATTCATGAGCAAAACCAAGTATATTAGCTCCAGCAACAGCTGCTATTCTTCCAGGAAAAGTATTACCTAATATCCCTAGTTTTCTTCTTAAACTTTCTGTAGTAAACTGAGAACCTTGAGTGTGTCTAGCTTGATCTCTGTCATTAAAAGGATAAGGACCTTTGTAGTCTTCAGATTCATTAAGAAGTGACATTTCTGCTCCTTTAAATTTAGGCGAACCAAACCAACTATCTACTGCTTCTTCACTTACATTATCATCATCATTTAAAAATGTTTTTTGGATGTAAGGAACTTTTTTTAATAATTTTTCTACAATATTTGTGTCTGATTTTTTTAATTCAGCAGCTTTAGCTTTTAAATTTTGTTTTCCCATTTTAAAAAATGCTTTTATGTTTCTTTTCTAGTCTTTCAAGTCTTTTTACTAATTGTCTTTCTATTCTAACATCAGTAGCCTCAAGTTGTTCTTGCTTTTCCTTAACAAGATCATAGTTAATTTCCTGAGCAACTGGCAATTGTTTAGCTATTTCAATTTCCGCTTTAAGCGTTGCGTAAGTTAAAGTTAAAGAAATTATACCACCTATTACCATTATTAGAGTTTTCATGTCTACAACAATATCATTGCCGTTTAAATCAATCTTTAATTTATTTTTTCCCATTTATGGATTATTTATTATTAGTTTGCGTTTCTTTTTCTTAGAAGGTTTACCTTCATTTTTCTCTTCTTTTAACTTGTCTTTATAGTCTTGTACTATTTGTTTTTTAGCTTCTGGTAACTCATATTTATTAATATCTAAACTGTATTGATCCCAACCAGCCATTAAAAATATACTCTGCCAGGTTTTAGTGTCTTCTTCTAAAGCTGTTCTTACGTTATCAACTTTAGTTATAATTCTATCAATAGGAAAGTTTGTTACTGCAGATATAACTTGACCTGTTGCTAGTATAGCTGGATTGTCTATATCTAATCCTAAAGCCATCATTTCTTCTTTGTTGTAATCTACTGCTAAACCAGCTCCTTTTAATCTTTGATATTTAGAAGATATTGGAGGTGAAATACTTAATGCTTTTTCAGCAACCTTAACATATTTAGGTCTATCTTTTTTAGATTGTTTTCTTGCTTCCCACATCATATTTTTAATAGTAGCACCAACCGCACCATATACACCTGAACCACGTAGTATTGAATCTAACATGCTATTAGCAATGCTAAGATTCTTTTCAAGCATACTTTCTTGTGCCTTTTGACATTTTTCTAGTTCTTTACCAACTTTACCCTCGCAAGGATCTTCATCATCAAACAACACAGCGAATAAAGCCTGCTGTAAAGCGTTAAATATATAATTTTGAGCTAATCCATAGTAAGCTATTTTAGATAGATTTGTTTTTAAATCACCTCTACCGTTTTTAGCATCTAAGTAAGCTTTTTTCATTAACCTATTGTATTGCATTGGTGTATTAGCAAAAGCTAAAACTAAACGACCTAAGCTACCAGCTTGTTGACTACTAATTTTATCAGGTCTACTAGATTGCTGTGATTTTTCAGCGTTTTCTTGCATATCAAAAAATGCTTTTTCTTCTGCCTCTAATAAGCTAAAACCTTCTGCTTGATAAGTTTGTGTTCTATTTCTAAAAAACGCAGCGCCACCTGAAGCTATAGCCCAACTATCTACCATTTGAGTTAATACAAAACCATTTCTCATAAACCAGTTAAACATAGCTTTAACTTTATTTCCTTTGCCTTTAACATAAGCAGCGATTTCGTCAGCACTTACATCAAACTTATTACCTGATCTTCTAGATTTTAAAAAATCACTATTAAATATTCTAACAAAGTCACTTAAGAATTGTGGAAAATTAGCAACTGCTAAAGCAGCCTTAGCTGGATTGTTGTCTGTCCAGTTTAAAAAATTTAAATTTGAAATTGATTGTAGTATAGCACTTCTACCATTAACAAACATAACTACAGCTATAGAGTTATTTATCCAATTCATAAAGCCATTAACAATTTTGCTAGTTCCCATAGCTCTGTGTCTACCTGTTCTCATTCTGTAGATACTATCACTTAAAGCTTCTAAAAAATCCATACCAAATATAGCGGATATTTTATTAGCAGTAGGTCCTGTCAATAAACCAATACCATTTATAGGTCCAAATATAGAGTCAGAGTTTTCTAAAAATTCTTTTAAATACAAGTTTCTATTAGTAGTAGTAGCTGCGTTCTGTATGTCAGAATCTATATTACCTACTTCCCATGTCTCATCAGGTTTAACATATCCTTCAGCAAAAAGATTAAACGTCTGATCCGCGTAGTCTTTTAGCTCTTGATTGTCTTCAACAATTCCAATTAATTTTTTAATATCTGTATCACTTAATCCTGGTATTTCATAACCAGCTTTATTCCACATGTATACTCTAGTAGCATCACCATATGTAAATCCTGAGTAATCTGTCTCTTTGTTCAATAAAGAGTTTCTGTAGAAAGGAACTTTTGCTATTTTAGTATATCCACTTATTAAAGGATGTTTAGCTTTTATAGCTTCGTATTGATTTTTAACGCGCATTCTAGCTACATTCATAGCATTTATGCCTCTACCAAATGGTTTCATTAAATTATCTTCAAACCAAGCCATTTGTTCTTCACCTATTTTACCTTTACCTAAAAATTGATATATTAAACCTTCAAAATCTTCAGCCGCTGGAGGTAGAAAGAATTTATTTTGTTTAATTATTACATCAGTTCTTTTAGCTCTTTGTTCTGAGAACACTTCGTCAGTTGGTATTTTAGATACGTCAAACAATATTTGATTAAAGTTTTGATTTAAAGTTTCACTGTTTCTTAACTTAGCTAATTGAGTAGTGCCTTTTACATCATACTTATCTAGTAGATCTTTTACAGCAGCAACGTTTTTAATAGCATCATCTGCAAAGTAAAAATCATTATAACCTTCTGCTATTTTACCTTCTATCCAGCTTGCTTTAGCTTCTGGTTTACCGTCTTCTAAGCCTGTTATGTTCTCTATAGGTATATTTAATCCAACACCATCTAAAAAATCTTTAATAGCTGTAGCTGCCGCTTGCGGTCGAGCTGTTAAAACAAATACGTTTTCTGTTCCTCTTTTTTCTTGTATAGCCTCTGCAACTTCAAACAAAGGTCCTTTTTTACCTTTGATTACTTTGTTAAATTCAGAAAAATCAAACTTAGCTCCTTGAGCCTCAAGGTCTGCTGATTGCTTAGCAAATTCTGTAGCGTTTATTTTATATGTTTTTCCTTTGCTTTTACCTCTTAAACTAAACTCTAAATTATAATCTCCTTCTCCAATAAAATCTAAACTAACATCATAAGTTTTTCCGTTTATATTAAAAGAACTTTTTAAGTTGTCTGCAATGTCTTTTTTAAATTTTATAGCGTTTTTATTGCTTTTTATTTTTTTAGCATCTTTGCCTTTATTTAAAGTAAAGTCTTCGGATGTAATTACATCAGTACTTCCAGTGCTATCTACTGTTTCAAAAACCTCTAATTTCCAACCTAAGTCTTTTGAAAGCTTATTAGCTAATGAGTTATATAATTTAACCCTGCTTTTTTCGCTAAACTCTGAGCTAAAACTTATTGTTTTTATATTATTATTATTTGCAACAGAATTTATAACGCTTTCGTAAACAGTATTAATTACTTTTTTAGCATCACCAGTATTAGTTACGCTTTGCACTGATTCAGGCATAGTAACAGTAACTTTGCTTTTAGATCTAGCTAAAGTGTCATCAAAATCAAATATTCTTATTTTGCCATCACCAATAGTTTCTGAATTACGTAAAGAAGATTCATTGCTTAAAGTAACTTCATAACCTGTTTCTATTTTGAGTCTTTGTGAAAACTCTTCCATAGCAACCTCATACATGTTTTTACCAGTTATTAAATCATACACTGTTTTTCCAATTTTACCACCATCTAATAAAAACCTTAAATTACCTAAAGGACTATTTCTTCCACCTAGTTTATCTAATGTGTCAGCCATTTTATTTAACAAGAAAGACTGTTCAAAGCCACTTAAAATGCCATCAATATCTTGTATGTATGTGTCTTGTAAATAAGACTTAATTATAGATGACGTAACAGTAGAAGAATCGTCTACGTGTTCACCTTTCCATCCTGTGAATTTATCATCAATGTTTTGCTTGCCATCTACAAAATGAAAAGAACTAAAAGCAGCATAAGCTCTAGCAGAAAAAACTGCGTTGGTAGTCTTTTGTAAATTATTAATAGCGTTGTTAACAGCCTCTGCTCTTGACATACCAGCTTTGACTTGAGAATCAATCATGTCGTTTAAACTAGAATGATAAGCCTTCATAAATATTTTACCCATTTTTATAGCTGCAATACCTTTAGTTCCTATTGTTCTTCTTAGTTCTGCTATTTTTTCTATAGCTGATAAATCTTTATTAGCTATATCTTTAGCAATACTTAATATGTGGCCTAACTTGCCGGCACTCTTATTACCTAATATAATTTTATTTATATTAAATTTATCCCAAAGAGCTATAGTTTCTGGACTTGCTTTTGTTTTATTGTTTAATGCTTTATTTATAGCAGACTTTCTTTTTTCTTTGTAAACTTTCTTGCTATGTTCTACGAGTTCTGCATGTTGCTCTTGACTTAAAGCCATTTGCAGTTCTTCAGTTAATAATTCACCGTTAAAATCGTACATAGCAACATTAGTAGCATAAATGCCACTTCTAATGCTACCAACGTTGTGTTCTAATACTTGTTTTATAAAATTACTTTGTTGGTTTGCAACATTTTCAGAAGCATTAATTTGATCGTGAGGTATAAAACCTATAGCTTTAAAAACAAATTTATCTACGTAGTTTTCCATAGCCTCAGACTTAACTATATATCTATAACTGTATTCTGGTACCAACTTACCGTTTGTCCAATTTAAATCTCCATTTTTTTCAGGTACTATTTTTTCTCCAATCTGTATTCTTTTACCTTTACTGTCAAGCCAGTATTCTTTGTAAATTAAATTATACCCTTTTTCTTTTAAATAATTTTCTGTAATAATATCAAGATTTTCCATTGACCCAATGTTGTCAACAAAGCCTGTATTGTTTAATTCTACATCGCCAATAAATTCTTGCAGTTCATTTCTTAATAAATCTTGCACAGTCTCTGGCATAAGAGAAAAGTCTTGATCAAAAACAGAAGGATTATAACCTAGATCTTGTAATTTACCTAGCACTTCAGAATCTCTAAAACTAGGAGTTGGTCTATTTATAGCTTTAGCCAATACTGCAGCGTAAATTTCTAATTGATCGTCATTTGTTATTTCTTGTATGCCTTCAAATCTATTTCTTGCTTCTGGATTATTTTGCATTACATCTATAGTTGCGTCAAATCCAAATTCTGCAGCTAAAGTTTTAGCTAAAGATTCTTTTCTAGTTTGGCTTTTTGTAAAGTACTCAATAAATTCCGTTTGATCGTAAGGTTTTCTAGTGTTTACCTGATTACCAGCTGTTCTGTTTTTTACACTTGGGCTTAAGTCAGATTGTTTAGTAGAAGCTCTTTCTGATATTAATACTTTAAATTGATTATATCTTCTGTTTATAATAGATTGATCAAGTTTTTCGTAAATAGCCTCACCATGTTTTTTCAAAGCATTAGTAAATCTTGTAAGATTTCCCTTGCCTTTCTCATTGTCAACATGTCCAAAGAAATCAGAAAACACAACGTCATATAAACTATTTTCAAAACTTGCTTGTAATTGTTTTTTAAATTCGTTTTGACTTATCATTGGAAGCCTAGAACCTAGAGCGGTTATCGTAGATTCAATAGCTTTTTTATATACAGGATTGTCTTCTTTTATATCTAGTAATTCAAACCAAGTCTTTTGTTGTTCTTCAGTATAAACATCATCATCTATTAATGTGCCTACGTTTTTATCATTTAATTCACCACTAAAAACTTTACTTGTAGTGTTTCCAGAGTTTAAAGCGTTTTTACCTTTGTTAACAGCTTGTGATTTAATCCAAGCAGCTAGATTATCATTTTCAGAAGGATCAAAGTTTCTTATATGAGGTATTAATTCTATTTTTGTTTCAGAAATAAAGTCTTGCCTGCTAAAATCAGGTGTTCTTGTCATTTTTTCTGTTATTCTTGCTCCGACTATTTTATCTAACATAGGGTATATTTCACCTATAACATCATTAGATATTTTTTTCCATTCAGCCTTAGACATTGACTTGTTTTTCATAACATTAACACCACCCATTATACCGCTGGCTACTGCATTGATTTCACTATCTCTAAGTGAAGTATTACTAGAAAAAGTACCACCATCTGTATTAAGATTAGTTCCTCTTCCTCCTCTTAAAAAAGAATTATTGTAATCTTTTAAAAAATCAAAAGCTTGTTTTCCAGTAGATATATTTGCGCCATTTATAACGTCAGGAGTCATTCCTAAAGTATACTTATAAAAATCAGTTATTTTATCAGCAAAATCTTGATAAAACTTTTTGTCAGCTCTTTCCCATGTTATATTTTTAAGCTGCATTTCATCACTTATTGATGTGAATAATTCTTGATAATAATTAGCACTTCCTTTGCCGTATTTTTTTGCAGCATTATCCATTCTGCCTTTAATTCTTTGCAAAGTTCCTTCGCTTATAGTTCTAGTATTAACATCTCCTAAACCTTCTGTTAAATAAGTCTCTAACATAGCACCTACTTCTATCATTTTTTCGTCACTAAAAGATCTATCCATTATAGCGTGTAGTATCTCATGACTTAAAGCAACAGAACCAGTTGTATAATCTTGGTCATACATAACCTTTTGAGCCGCGCCCATAATGTTTTGATTACTAGTAACAACCCATTGTTTTTCTCCTTTTGTGTAACTAGTAATAAAAGCAGAAACGCTGCCGTCATTTTTATTTAAATAATCTTGAATAAATTGACTAGCTTCTTCTTCGGTTGCAAAACCTTCGTTTTTCATAACCCACGTTAACAAACCTTTATTAGTTATTTTATCTGAGTTTTCGTTAAGCTCTATTATTTCAATATCTGAATCTAAGCCTAGTGTTTTTAAGAAATTAACACCTTTAGTTAAACCTCCCATAGTTTCAGACATGTAATCTGCAAAAGTAGTAAACTGATCACCTTTAGACTCAGGAACTATTCCTAGGTTAAGTATAGTATCTATTTCTAATTGTATAATATCAAGGTTTTTCTTAGCGTTTGTTGCTCCGCTAGTCGCTCCTTGTTCCATTATCATGTTTCTTGATTGAAAAAGATCTTGAAGTCTTTTCCTAACGCTAACATTTGATTTTAATCTTCTTTTAGCGCTATTACTTATAGATGTATTTTGATCAATACCTGCATTGATTTGATCTACAATTAAATTATTTTTTAAAATTCTACTGAGATCTTGTTTTGTTATTTTTTTAGCATTAAACAATTTAGTAGCAAATTTTTTAACTTTTTCAGTGCTAAAACCTTGTCTAACTGCATAGTTTAAATTTTTTAGTTTTTCAGCATTTTTAACAGCTGTATTATAATATTGTCCTGTTGAAACTTCTACAGCAACATTACTACTAGTACTACCAAGACCACCTAATATTTCGTTATTAGTATCAATCCAAAACTTATCATCACTAAATCCTAAACCTTCTCCCCAAGCTAAAGCACCCATTTCTCCTAGTCCTTCTGTTGCGGCATCAGTACCTATAACACCTACTGTTGTTACTAATTTTTGAGAACCTGTTTTTAATGCTAAGTTTCTAACCTGCATTTGAGTTAACTTAACGCCAGCTATTGACATAGCAGCTATAGGTATACCTCTTTTTGTTCCTAGCTCAAAAGCTTTTTCTTGAACTTTTTCGTCAGATAATATTTCTAATATTTGATCTTTATTTGTCCAAAATGTTGATTCATCAAATCCTCTTTTTTTAGCTTCTTCTGTAGCTGTTATATTAAAAGCATTACCCATCTCCATGTTGAAGCCAGTTATAGCCTGCCAAGTTAATAAAGCATCTGCTGTACCAGAAAACGCTCCACCTCTTATAACACTACTAGTAACTCCTACGGCTGCGGCAGGCGCAATAGACTCACTAGACCATCCAGTTGTAGAAAACTGACCCAAGGAAGCTATAACTAAATCAGCTATTATCTCAACAGGGTTTTGCCCTAGTAAAGCAAACTGTTGTTGTGGAGTTTTAGCTTTTTTATATCTAGACATGTTCTCAGTTGTCATAAGACCTCTAGAAGCTGCTTGATTTACTATTATTTTTTCTATAGCTTCAGGCATTTCACTGTCATCTGTTACGCCATATATAATTCTATAAAACTCTCGGTTATTTCTACCAGTAGCTCTAGTCATTGTCCAGTCGTTAAGTAAACCTCTAACTACGCTATCAACGTATTGCCCTTCGTAATTAGCAACTTCTGAATCATCTAAAGCTAAAGATAAATTTAAACCTTGTGAAGCTATTTTGTTAGACTTAGTTGATATAAGATCAAACTCGCTTAAAACATCGTTAACTTCATTAACTTGTGTTTGTATAGCGTTGTATTGGTCGAATAAAGCGTTTACTTCATCTAATTCTTTTTGATTTTTAGCAACAAATTTACCATTTGTGAATACAGAAAGATCATCAGTATACTTAAACATTTGATCGGTTATTTCTTTAAACTGCTCATCAAAACCTGCTTCAAGTGCTTCTAGTTTTTCAGCGCTCCAACCCGTGTTAGTTAGTTCTGTAAACTTAGTAACCACTCTATCGTGAGCGTTTTGAAGCTTTTCATAATCAGCATTTAAATTAGCTGTTTTGTATTTAGCAAAATCTTGTATAATTTTTTTGCTTTTATCCATCATGTCCATGTAGATAGGACTACTAAGTGATTCAGCTATTTTTTGTTGTCTAGCATTAACTTCTCCTTGTCTCGCGTCGTCTACTCCAAATATTCCTGTAAAATTTCCAGGTCTATAAGCAGTTCCTGCGCCTGTTCTAGTTCCAGTATAATCAATACGACCGTCTTCAAATTCTTCAAAGTAATCTTCAAAATAAGGATTATCTTTTATTTCTTTTAGTTTTTCTTTATTTGAAACATCACGACCTATACCATAAATTGGCTCGTTAATTGAACTACCTTTGCTGTCTAACATAGGTTTAGTAGGTATAGATAGTTCGTCTTCGTTTCTTAAACTATTCCAAACGGAAAGTATAGCATCTCTTTGTTCAAACTCAATAGCTAACTTAGCGTTTTCTACTTCTAACTCGTTAAACTTGTTCCAATCGTAACCTTGTTGAGTAAATATAACCTGTTCTACAAAATCTGTAAAACTACTTTTACCGTCTTTAGCATTAAAATCAATATCAATTTCATTACCTAAAAAATTATATAAATTCTTTTTATTTTTTTTCTTATAATCTATAGCTTTGTTGTATTCAGCCATAATTCTGTTCATATCCCAAGTATTAATATCTTCTGGAATATTATAAGGAGTTTCTACATCTGTATTTAAACCAGTAACATTGTCAAGTCCTTGTATTTTGTTAATATCAATTTCAACAGGAGGGGCTAAAGCGAAATCGCTTATATCTCTAACGTTTCTAGCAATTTCTACGTCTTTTGGATAATCAATCGTGCCAAATTCATCACCTCTTGGTACACCTACAGAAGTCGGCGTGTTGGAGTCCAAAGAAATATCCAGCGAAGGTAACTCCCCAACTTCGCTGTCTAGCTTTCCCACTTCATCTAACCCTAAGTTAGTTGATTTAAAGCTATCTTTAAGTGCTTTTATTTGAATGTCCATGTCAACAGCTTTAGTTTCTTTTAACTTAGCTCTAAGGGCACTTATTTGTTTTAATTGTGAAAATGTATAATCTGCCATTTTATTTTTATTTAGTTACCTGCTGCAACGTTTCTAACTCGTTTCATTTTTTTGTTGTAATCTTCTTGAGTTATATCTCCTTCTTTTAAACTTATATCATATTGATCTTTATATGTACTAATAAACTTATCTATGTATACTTGAGCTTGTTGCTTGAATTTTTTTCTTTCTCCTACTCCGCTTTGTTTGTCACCTAACCAATCTAATAATGAAAACACGTTTGTAGCCCTATTAGTCTTAATAGTCTCCCAGTTTGGATCACCTGGTTCTTTTTGAAAGAAAAATTTATCCTTTAAATCAGCACCTAATTTGTTAGCTTCTTCAATACCATCATTGTTTGTAATATATCTTTTATATTCCTCAAAACTATACACCGTTTGCTTATCGCTCTGTGGATTTAAATTGTTTAACATATTAGCAACAGGCGTTCGGTCATTCTTATCTATTGTACCCATTGTATCTAAATCAAAATCTACTTCTGGATCAATAAAAAAGTCAACTAAATTACCCATGTTTATGAAATCAGGATTATTAACATCAGGCGTGAAAACCTCTTCTGTTTCTATTTTAAACTTAGTATTATCTTTATCCCAGTTAGATTGCTCAGGATAAGATGGTGTCCATTTACCATCCTTCATTTGTATCATATTACTTTTTTCAAAATAACTATCAATAACATATCCTACTAAAAAGTCTTTAGCATTTTCATATTGTTCGCTTGATTTACCGTCTTTACCTATAATGCTCCAGTTTTTAAACCTAGGATCATCTATAGCTATGTCTCTCATTCCACCTCCAATAACAGTTGTACCATCAGTATCGAATTGTGTAGGCATCCAATCAGCAAATACAGAACTCATTAAAGGATTCTTCATAAACTCATTCATTCCTTGTCCTGTTAATTCGCTTTTTAAATACTTAGTTAAAGCATCTACATCGTAATATTTTATATCTTTGTTTTCATTAGGTTCAACTACAAAGCTACCGTCTTTAGTAAGAGGCTTTGCAAAAGCATCTATGTTTAAATCTTGAATTGTTGCCGCTGGAATAACCACTGTATTCATCTTGGATCTTAGTATTTCATATTCATCTAAGCCTAGTTGATAATCCCAGTTTTCCGTTTTACCAGTTGCTTCATCGCGTAATAAACCTGCTCCTACTAAAGCTAGTTTACCGTTTACGTCTTTTAAAGTTACAGCACCTGAATCTTTCCAAAGCTCATTAAAAAGCATTCTTATATCAGGATCATTAAGTTTAGATAATTTATTAGAACCATTAGGGCCTAAATCTTTAAAATATAAAGCATCAGTTGCTAGCATGTTTTTTACTCTACCGTATTGACTTAAACCTTTTTCTTTAGCCATAATTAATTGAGCTCCTAAAGAAGGATCTAGTTCACCTGAGTCAATTTGATTTTTTAAATCATATATATCATTAGCATCTCCCATAAAATAATCTTTAACGTTTCCATCAAAAGTTTTTTTATCTATATCAAACTTACTTAATTCTCTGTACTGCTCATATTGATTTCTGGCTTCGCTAGCATCTACTAATCTTTGTCTTTCAGTCAAAGCAGAAGCTCCATAGTTTATTAAACTATTAGCTATTTTTTCTGCAGCAGCAGGATCAAAAGGTTTTATTGATTTGTATTGTGGATATTCCATATTTTGTATTTTATTTTATAATAAGCTTCCTAAACCTTGCATGAATCCCATTGCTGAACCTAGTCCTTGCGACTCTGCCATTTGCGAGTTTTGATTAGCTTGCGACAATTGGCCTAATGCTACTTGCATATCTGAATTTGCTCTGTTCTCTAATAGTTCAGTTTCAAACGCTATACCAGCAGCTTCCGCTTGTTGTACTCTTTGACCTTCTCCTATATCTATTGATTGTATTCTTGATTTTTCTGAAACTTTAGCTCTTTGTAGCTCTTGTTCTCCTTGTGCTTTTAGTTTTTCATTTTGAGCTTCTTGCTGTTCTAAGTTAGCTGATACTCCTTTTTTACTTCTAAGTGCTGCTTGTGCTAAAGCAGTTGCTCCACCGGCACTTGCGCCACTTGATCTTAATGTATCTAAAGTATTTGCTAAAGCTAAGTCTGCTTCTTCAGCTTGCATCTCAGCTGCTTGAGTAGCAACGCCAATGCTTTGAAAAGGATTTGACATCATAGCCGAAAGATCTGTAGCTAAGCCTGATAAATTTGTAGTATTTATGTACGGATTTGTAGCGGTAGGTCTACTAGCTTTAGCGCTGTCGATAGCTGCTTGAGCTACTCTAGCGTCTTGCTCGTATTGAGCTTGTTTTCTTTTAGCGCCTATCATTCCGACTCCCGCCGCTGCTACACTCATTATTTGTCCCCACATATTTTATGTTTTATATTATCTTAAATTGTATGTTGCCCCTACTGAAAATATTCTTTTAATAGAAGTTGTATTTGTGTTTCCGTCTGTTCTCATTGTTACATCTATATAATAACCTTTCGTACCCATTAATGAATCACCAAAAAGTACTTCTCCTATTTGAGGAGGTGTGTTGTTTTTTATACTTGCAACATATTTGTTTTGTTTTCTATCAAAACCTTCGTAATACTGTATTCCACCATCTTCATAACCACCGTCATTGTAACTTAATATACCTGATGCAGTGTCTTGATAACTACTCCATCCGCCGTCAAAAAAGTTTTGACCAGTAGATTCAGAAGCTAAATTAATTACTTCCCATCCATTAGTCCCTTCGTAATTTATAGTATTAAAAGTTTTCATTCTAGTTGGTTCAGGGTTTACAACTAATTTTAAAGTTGAAAGTCTGCTACCACCTGCATAAAATTTATTAGGTTGAGCTGGGTTTTGATAATGTAAAAATAATTTATCATTTCTTATAGAATAAAAATCTCCTTGCACACTGAATATAAAATAAGGATCAAACGTGAAAAAGCTAGTCCAACCTAAAACTCTTTCGTCAAAAGATAAAGTCCTATAAGGAAGTGATTCAGGTTGTAAAGATATAACATAATTTTGGTTGTATATATCAAATCCACCTATCACTTTACCAGTTCCTGTGTTTCTTTGAACAAGTCTCAACTGGTCTCTAAAAAAGTCTGACATACCATAATTAGATATTTCAGTTATACCATCGTTAGATAGCCTTAAAACAGCGTTCCTATCAGCGTCAGCAAAGTATTTTCTAGTACCGTAAACCGCAAAAGACTCTGGGTTCCTACTAATACCATACTCACCTCTGTAAGCTATGATTTGACCTATCACTAGGTTAGCTGTAGTTGTTATAGATGCGCCTTCTGCAGAGTATATAGCATCTTTATCTATCAATGCTCTGTTTACTTTGCGCTCTTGAAAAATTATTAAATTTGTATCTTCAGAATATAATTTCTGTATAGAACCATTTATAGGATCTACGCTTCTTGTTATTTCTTCTGCTACACTAAATTGATTGGTTTGATTTATACCTGTTCTAGAATTAAAAACTCCAGAATATATAAGACTACTAGCTCTTCTTGACTGAGCCGCTGTGTCTTCTACTATGTAAGCTTTAACTCCAAAATCAACAGTAGTATTATTGTAACCACCTCTAATTCTAGATTCTTCAATATACCAGTCGCTTTCTATCCTTAATCCAACAGGTACTGTAGCAGAAGGATCAACAGCATAGGCAGCAGATGAAGAAATCTGAGGCATAGCTTCACTTGCTAATCTCTTTACTGTAAAGGTGTTAAAATAACTTAATTCTATCGTTGCTCCCATATTATATTATCACTTGTTTTTACTTATTATTACACCGGTCCTAGATTACATTCGCCACCATAACCAGGTGTTGCATCTCCAAACTGTATAAAAAACTTAGCATCGTTTGCGCAAGCAGGCGTACTACATCTAGGTCCTGTTAAAGGTGTTGTTAGTACTCTGTATTCCCCAGCAACGTCAAATTCAAAAGTTAGAAATGCACTTACGCCATTAGTAGGCGTAACGCTATTAAAAGAAGTTATAGGCACTACTAAATTAGCTCCAAACTGGCCGGTTCCAGCGGTGACTGTTTGTGCGGTAGTTGCGTTTACCCAGGTTGATCCTGATTTATATTGTATTACAAATGTACCTGAAACTTCATTGTTGGTAGAGCATGCTCCGTTAATTGGGTTTTCTATTTTAACAATTATATACATTTGAGCTCCGTCATTTAACCCACCGTTACCTGTGGTTGATCCTATGTTTGCTAAATTATATTGATAAGCTACATTGTAATAAAAAGTTGTACCCCATATTGCGCCGCTAGGTAAATTACCAGTGGTAGTGTTAACTGCGCTATTTCTAAAATGAAACTCTCCTCCGCCTGGCGAACAACTGTAATCAAAATTATTAGAACCTGTTGCTCCACCGTTTGATCGGTAATTGTTACACACAGCTTGATTCACATGCTGTGCTCCAGTTGTCCATGATAAGCTACTAGTTTGTGTTAAAAAACCAACTCCAGTACCATTGCAATCAGAGGCTAAAGCTATTACAGTATATGTAGTATTTAAAACCATAGACTTACCAGCTTTTACAGCTAGTAAACCTGGAACAATAACATTATCTTTAGTCGCATTGATCTCAAAAATATCTACATCCGCGCCGTTTGTATCAACTTGACTTTGTATTGAGTAAACTATTTGGTTAGGTCTGTTAGTTGCGTTAGCAGATCCATTGTAGGCTTCAAAACTAGTTGTTTGTATTACATCTCCATCATCATTTGTTTCCCATAGTATGTAAGTATCGTTTATTTGTATTAATCTATCGGCGTTTAAAACAGGATTACCTATTGTTTTAGTAGCGGGAAACCTTGGTGTGTTAGTATTTGGTGGTTCAATGTTTGTTAGTGAAGCTGTTATACTAATGTTACTGGTATAAACTACACTAGTTACTTGTTCTGTGTAAACTACTACCATGTTTATTTGATAGACGTCGTCTTGAGTAGATGTTGTACTATACCAAAAAGTTTTATCTGGTCCTGTTTTTAATGACCAACTGCCATCAGTGTTGTCTTCAGTTATAGCAAAAGGAACTTCGCTTGTAACATTAACAGATCCGTTATTAGAAAATACACTCAATATAGTAGCGCTGTCTACGTTTCTTTCTGTACCACCTCCATCTAAAAACTTCCAAGAAGCATCTATGACTGTATTAACAGCAGCGCTTTCTGGAAATGTAAAGTTATCTTCATCCGTTCCAACTATTCCTGGGTCTTGAGCGTCAATTAATGCGTTTAAACCAGGTAAATAGCCTGTTGAAGATGTTTCCCAGAATATTTCTAGTAAAGATTCTATAGGATTTGTTTCTGCTACAGTTAATATACTTCCAAAAGAATACGGCGTACCGTTTACTGGAGTTTGAGGACTAACAACATGACCTGTAGTAGTGCATATAGCGCCTAAAGGATTAGTTGATAGATTTCCTACAGATATTTGAGCAGTTAAAGGATTGTTTTCTAAATTATAAAAAGGAGCTGCTTGAGGAGACGGAGGATTAGTAGCTCCAGGTGTAGTTCCCCAAGGAATTTTACCACTACCTTCTCTTGTAAATTGATTAGTTCCTGCTACTCCAGTTTGAACAACATCATTATAGGTGCCTTTGTTTACTCCTGAAATAAAAGGAATTGTTGCGAGCTCTCCATCTATGACACTTTGTATGTTTACTATAGTGTCATCAAGGTTTCCAGGAAAATACTGAACATTAAAAGGAGTGTAATTATATTTACCTGCATCGGTTTTATATTCCATGCTAGGATTATTAACTCTAGTATAAAGTCTAACACTACTTCTGTACTGTGTTTGATTAGGTCCAACTTCATTTAAATCTCTAGGAACCTTGTTAACATTGTCCCCAAACAATGGTGTAAAAGCTGTTATATTTCTTTCTTTATCAGTAGTAATAGGATAACCATTAACAAAACCAGGTAAATAAACATTGTAGTAATCTTGCTCTTGTTGTTTTATTACTATTTTATAAGAATACCAACCTAAAGGATTTGTAGAAGAGTACCAACCTGGTTCACCAGTTTCAGGGTTAGGGTTTTGCACTGCTATAGATCGCTCAAAAGTAATTCTTAAAGCGTCACCTATCCATGAAAAAGTTTGACCATTTGCTATCTCGTCTTCATCTCTGTAGGAATGAAATATTGTAGAACCAGAAGCGCCTAGTATGTCATCTTGACTAGATAATATAACGTCAGATTGTCTACCATATTGATCTGATAAAACAACCCCGACTTGATAAGTTCTGTTTTGTTTTAAAGAACTGTTAGGAAATTGAGTGTAGTTATCATACACAACGTCTTTTTCTTGAACTGATGTTATGTAATCAATATTTTCAGGCGCAGTGTGTTTGTCTATGTAGTTACCGTATACAATTCTACTACCTATAACTTCTTGAGCTAAGGCTTTTATTGGAACTTTATCATAAACTCTTACTGTTTGAGCTTCTGGTAAAGTTTTATAAGGTTTTATTGATTCGTAATTGTAGTCATAAAAATAACTAATACCACCTGGATGAATTAAATCTTGATACTTAAAGTTGGAAAAACTAATATTAGAACTAGTAGATACGGTGTCTAATACTTTTACAGATAACTGATCTGCTTCTTTATATAAAATATCTATTTCAGTTATATGAAAATAATCATACAATGCTATTGGTGTTGCTATTTCCGACTGATCACTTTTTCTAGGAATAGGTATTCTTAATTTAATACTATCTACGTTGTTTTCAAACCAAGCTAGTATAGTAGACTTATAAGCGTCTTCCATGTCTTTGTCAGAAGAGTTTTGGCCTTTGCCAAATATACCTTGTTGTTTAGGTATAAACATTATTTGAGTAAAAGGAGCCATTAAAGAATACTCGTTGTCGTCAAACTTAAATCTATAACTAAACCTTACGTATTCTCCTTCTAAAAAAGCAGGGTTACCTTTCCATTGTGAGTTGTAATCTGGATTATTACCTATTGTAATTTTTTGGTTTTGGTTAGGAACTTGTATTGTATTAGCTACATCTAAAGTAAAGTTAAAAGTCTCGTTTACTCCAGTTCCTTCAAACGCAACGGTTTGTATTATACCTGTGTTAGCTGGAACATCACCTAAACCGGTACTTATCCTTGCAGCCTCTTGACATGTAACAAGCATTCCTATCTCAGGTCTTGCTTCTCCTAATGCGCTTTTAATGATTTTTAAAACACTACCAGCTGCTCCGCCACCAGTAGCGGTAACTACCGTTGGGCCTACAAAATTAGAAACAAACCTATCATTTTTATTAGTCATAGAAGGTCTACTAAAATCTAATCGACTATTAGTTATAGCAGTAAAAGGTTTTGACACGTGTATCTCTAACGTTCCTGCGTTATTAATTATCTTAGTGACAGTTATTAAAGTGTTTATGCTAGGTATTTCTGAGCTAAAATCTTTGTCAACATTAGTAACTATATCACCTGTTCTTACTGTAGCAGGCATAGTGCCTTGTATTTCTATTATACTACTATTACTATGTGCACCATTTATTCTAGCGCTAGATCTTTCCATAGCTATTATAGTCTCATAAGGATAGTATTTAGCTACAGATATTTGTTCTTCTACTGTGTACTTTGTAGGAGCAGACGAAGCACTTGGATTTGCTAAAGCAATATTTATTTTTCTAGGCTGATTAGTATTGTCTGTAAAAAACAATAAATCTTCAATTAAATTAACGCCATATATAGGAAAATTTTTATCAAAATTTAAAAAGAATCCTTCAACTAGCTTAACAGGACTTACATTAGTAGGCGTGTTTAAGTTTAACCTATGTATAAAGCATTTATTAGCGGCAACAGCTCTTGGTATTGTTGACGTACTTGTAAAATCTGTAGAAAAAATATATAAAAAACCTTTGCTATTATCTGCTATTTGCCCTATTATACTTACAGCACCGCTTGGATCTAGATTAGTTAGAATTTCACTAGCGCCTGGTATTTGCTCAAACTCTCCAACAGTAGAACCTTCTGATCTACTTATTTGTAAATTTTCAGCTTCTCTATATTCTCCATTAGGAAGAATTCTAGCGTCTAAGTCTTGATTCATTTTGCCCTTTAAAAAAGCATTTGTAACTTCTGCCATTTAATTTAGTTTTTAAGCCATTTAGATTTACCTCTCATAACTTGAGTTATTTCTCCTAGTTTAATATTAGATATTCTAATTTTAGCGTTTCTAAGCTTTGCGCTTCTTTCTCTTTTAAATCTTTGTACTATATATTCTGGTATGTTTAATCTACTACCTAAGACAGCGTGATTAATATGAGCGTACATAGCATCTTCAGCAAACTTAGGGACTCTAGTATCTAAGTCACTAGCTAAACCATCAGAAACATATTCTATAACAATTAATTGATTAGCTAAATTGCTTGAAAAATTAAACGTTCCATCTACTTCATTGATAGTAAACCATCCATTCTTTTGAGTTGTTGCTGGATCCATACCATACCTTTGCCCAAGCTGTTCTACTTGCCAGTCAGGATAATAAGCTGCTGGAAAAGTGTTAGTATTAAAAGCACTACCAACTGGAAACTCTTGCCAAAGCCCTGTTATTAATTTAGTGTTTCCTTTGCTCCATAAACCTGTAGTAGTATCTGGAACTTCTGTATTATCACCATTAGCATCTTGTATAGGTTCTCCTAAACTATCTTGAGTTATAGCTCTAGGATTTATTGTTAGATTATTAGCAGGGTATATAATATGCTTAACGCCTATAGCATCTATATAAGATAGTCTTACATAGTTAACATAATCTTGAGGTATTATTAAAGATAAACTTGGAGGTATTTGTAACTCTAAAGCGTTAACACTTTTTAAAGTATCATAGCTAAATTCTTGTAGACCACGTTTAGCGTGGAAGACCACATCGGTTCTTTTTATATTAGGTATTAATTTGTCGTCTCCAACGTAAGCCATTAAATAGTTATTAACTATATCACTTATTTTTATATATTCATAACCACCGTAGTTATTATCTACAGCCGCAGACCTAAGCTGTAGCATCAACCATGTTCCTGCAGGTATACCATTAGGTATATTTACTATATTTCCTATACGTAAATTGTAAGTAAACAAAGGATTGACATTAGCGTTATAAGGTGTCCATGTAGCTCCTGCGTCAATACTTATGAATAAATCTACGTTGTTTAATGGAAACTGTTGTGCTGTAGGATTATCACTTCTTATTATTAAGTCAGTGTTAAAGGTACTTTGAAAAATAGTTGTGTTATTGTTAGTTGTAAACAACTGCGTCCCCGCGTAGTACTGTAAATTAGTTTCTGTTATTAGTGCCATGTCTTAACTTTTATCATTCATTTGTTCTTGTTGTACTTGTTGAGCTGCCATTTGCACTATGTTAGGATCTTGCAATATAACACCAGCATAAGATAAAACTTGTAGTATAACATTAGTCTGCTCTGAAGGATGCAATTCAAATTGAATAGAATTTGCAGAAGAATACAAGAGTTGACCTACGCTACCTGGTGTAGAAGACCAAAGTATATTTGCTGGTTTTTTAATGTAAGAAACTTGTATAGGACTAGTGTTGTTTGTAGATAAACCTGGGACTATAGTCGTAGGGTATATGTATATTTTTTGATCTTCAAACAAACAGGCTGGATACGTAGTTGTTGGAGCTACTAAAGGTGCTTTCTTTATTAAGTACCATTCGTTTCTATCCATTAATTGAATTTCTGTAACGTCATTATATATAACTGTACCTAACCTATAAAAATCCATAGCATATAAAGATATAGATATCGCAGCCGCGTTAGCAGGTGGCGTTGTAAATGTTACTGTAAGTGATTGGTTGTCGTAAGTCCAGTTAAAAACTTCAACACCAGCTACGGTTATTTTAACTTGAGAATCTATAGAACCTAGAAGAGTGGTCCATGGTGCTGCTAAAGCAAAAGCTGTTAACACCCCGTTACCTGTAAAAGCCTGCGGATCTATTAAAGGAGTATCTACAGCAGTAGGTAATTCATAATAACCTCCTACATTGTTGTATGTAGCAGTTCTAATCTTTTTAAAAATGTCAATTTTAGTTGCGGTGTTTTTAAACCTATTACCATACTCTGTGTCGTTTTGAGGAACACGCATTTGTTGGTTTAAGTCGTTAGCATAGTTTTCAAATATTCCTAATTGAACTTGCGTACCTACTCTATTAAACTCATCAGGCGTCATGTACCCTCTTTGTTGTTGGTTAAGTATTAATAAAACTGTTTTGTAAACAGTGTCCACGTTTATTGCCATTTGTATATTTTTATTATAATATTGGGCCCGAGTGAACGAGCCCTATATTAGTATTACATATTATGATAGCTTTTTATCTATCATTTTGAAAATTTCTACGCCTTCATCTGTTTTAAACCATGCAGCTAAAGCTGAGTATGGATTTTCTTCGTAAGGTATAGTTAGTAATTTTCTATCATTACTTCCCCATAAAAACTCTCTTTGGTTTTGAGATAGCTTTATTATTCCAGCTTCTCTAGCTTTAATTCCAAAGTTTCTTAGCTGTACGTTTTCATCGTTAGCTAAATCAATAAATAACTTAGGATTACCTTTAGCAAATAATAGAACATCTCTTCTTATTTCTTTAGATGTTAAAGAGCTTACATCGCTTCCTTGCTCTACTCTTAGTATTGCTTCCGCGTGCTCTGTGTCTATATCTCTTGCTGCGTTAAGAGCTATTATTTCTAGTTCTAAATCAACTAGCTCGTCTTTAGCTGCCTCAACAGGTTTCCATTCAGTGTATCTTACGTCTTTACCTGGATGGTATAATGATAATAGTTTTTGTAAGTTTTGCATATGTTTAGGAACTACTAAAGCTCCGTCTAAAAATGTAACATGTTGCAAAGTTACTTCTCCTTTTTGTTCTTCTACAAAAGGTGACGCTTGGTTTGTAGCAAAGCGTATTGTTTTTTGTATTCCAGTAATTGGATCAAAGTACATTAAAGGATATCTTTGAGTATGTTTAGATGGTAAAGTATATGTTAGTGGGGTTTTTTGACCTACTAAAAAGTACTGTCTATCTTTTATTTCCCATCCGTCTTCGGGATGTGGATCTTTTTTTACTATGGGTTGATTTTTAATTACTTGTGGTTCGTCCACTACAACCTCTGTTGTTTTTGCATTTTTTGCCATGATATAATATAATAAAAGTTAGTTAAAAATAAAGAGTATCCCCACCGATAAGGCAGGGATAAACTTTAAGTAAATATTAAGCAGTAAATAATACGAAATTATTTGCAGCTTGTGTACAAAGACATCTTTCAGATAAGAAAGAAACTTGCATACTATCTGAAGTGTTAGTGTAAACACCACCTACAGAACCTGTAATCCAAGATTTCATTCTTCTATCGTCAGCTTGTGAAGCTCTGTATCTTACGTGTAGGAATGGTCTACGTATATTTGTACCAAGTAATTGGTCATATACAGTAGAAGTTCCTGCAGGAATCAATACACCATCAATGTTATCACCAGCTGTGAAGTTCGTAGAACCACCTCTAGTAGAAGCATCATTTAGATATTTCCATGAAGTCTTGTAGAAGTCATAAGAACCTCTTCTGAATCCAGAAAATCCTAAGTTCAACGCCATTTCTTCAGAGTTTTCAAATACACCGTAAGATGTACCTCCAGCTCCGTAAGAATTTTGTTGTGCTAACATGTTATCAAACTGTAATTCTGTAGCTCTATCTAAGAAAAGCATGTTTTCTTCAATAGCACCTTGAGAATCTAAGTTCATTAAGATATCATCGAAATCTTGTAAAGATCCACCGAATCCTGCCATAACGTTTCCTCTAGTGTTGATAGCAGAGAATAAACCTTGCGTACCTGCACCTTGAACAGCAGCTCCAAATCCTGAAGCAGCAGGTAAAGCACCAGCTACAGCTTGACTAAGGAAAGATAAATCACCAGCACCACCTCCAAATGAGATAGCTCTTTCGCCTTCAACCATACTCATTTCTAAGTAGTCTTCGAATCTTAATCTAGTTTCTCCTTCAGCTTTTAGATACCATAAGTATCCAGAAGTTCCATCTTCAGCAGCAACTTCAACCCAACCGATTTGAGCAGTATCAGATCCACTAACTTGGTAGTTAGATTTGATAATGATCGGAGCGTTAGAATATTGAGTAAATGAAGGTTGGATATTTTCTGTAGATCCTAATGTACCTTTTGCAAATTCAGAACCGTATACGAATACTTTTAACCCAGTAAGACTTAGTCCTATTAAAGATGTTGCATCGTAAGCGTAGACATCAATTGAATTTACGTTACCACCAGCAGCAGCTGCACCTACAGCACCAACAAATCCGTGAATAGTAGCTCCTGGTTTAGCAGGATCCATTACCACGATAGTCATGTTTGTAGTTATAACGTTAGTAACACCAGCTGTTCCAGCAGGATTAACGTTAATTGTAAAGTTATTCGCTTGACGAGTACATCCGTCGTAAGAGATATGTAATCTATTTTGTTCAGACCAGATTACCTGATCAGACGTCATTGGCATTTCAGCACCTACCATTCTTAAGAAACCTCCTAAAGTACGATTTCCGTATCTTTCTATTTCAGCTTCATAAATTTCTGGTAAATATTGTTGTGCGAACGTCCCACCGCCAGCGGCGTTGTTAAATTGTAGATAATTTGATGATAAAGCCTGCGCCGTAGGCGAAGGAACCAAATTACCATATTGTGGAGATAATACACCCATAATTTTTAATTTTTAATTTTTGATTAGTTAAATTTTCTTGTTTTGATTTTTAGTCTAGAAGAATCTTGTCCTGTAACTGCTTTAACTTTTAATCCTCCAATAAACACATCACCTTTTGGAGTCTCTCTTACTTCAGTTGTTATGTTTTTAGAATTAGCAACGACACTTTTTACAGCGTCTGCCTTACCTTGCTCATAAAAATGTTGAGCAATAGTGTCAGCGTTGTCTGCGGCGTACACGGCTTTGTGGTAACCAGCGTGATTAGTTACATTACCTTTGTCATCCATAAATTTGTTAACTAGGTTTTTTAAACTACTCTGCTTGTTAGCGACATCAGAAGGATTTTTAATACCGTATCTAAACTTTTTGTCTCCTACATTGAAATCAAAACCTTTGAAATCGCTAGCAAATAATTGTTTAGTTTTGGATTTAAAATCAGTATACTGTTTGTCAACCACTTCTTGTTCTTCATTATATCGATTAAAAAAATCCACAGCTTTTTTCTGTTCTTGAGTAACGCCCGGTCTCAACTTGATCTCGTCGTAATATTTACCCTTTAGTTCTTCTAAATAGCTATGAGCTTTTGCAACCTCTTCTTTAAATGCGAGTTTTTTCTTACGGATGTCTCGTTCACCCTCCTCATCTTCATCATAAGAAAAATTATCTTCCATAATGAATTCAATTTCTTCTTTGTCTAAATGAGGTTTTGATTTTTTATAATATTCTACTAGTAAAGATCTGCTATCTACTTTTGAGTAGTCAGCATTTAATCTAGTATAGTCTTCTATTGTTCCACCAGTTTCTTTCATGAAGGCAACTAGCTTTTCTACGTTGTCTGGTAAAATTATTTCAGGCTTTGCTTCAACTACAGGTTCTATTTTTTCTTTTACTTCTTCTTCTTCATCTGTAATCTCTTGTATTATTGGAGACTCTTCATTCACTTCTCCAATAGTAACAATTTCTTCAATAGCAGCCTCAGCTACTGGTTCTTCTTTAATAACTACCTTAGTTATTTCTTGTTTCTTTTCTAACCCTTCGTTAATAGGTTCTACAACCGTAACTTTTACAGGTTCTTTTGATTCTACTTTTTCTACAGGTTCTTTAATAGATTTTTTAATCTTTATAGATCCTTTTGTTTCTTTTTCTGTTGACATGATAAAATATTATATAATTAATTAATAAAATTACCTAGGCATAAACTGCTCTAGGTTCATTCCTCCTCCAACAGAATCGTTTCCGTTAGACTCAAAATTCTTAGGCAATAAATCATTTTTTCTTTGACTTATCATTTCGCTTTGTTGCGTTGCTTGTATTCTAGTTCTTTGATCTTTACGATCTTCGATCTGTGCTTCTTTCTCGTTCATTGTTTTGTTCTGAGCTTCTGTTAACTTTATATTGTATTGAAACTCTAACTCCATCAACTCTTTCTTTATCACAGCTTCTTGCTGTAATTTGTTTACTTCAAACTGAGACTTACCTTGTTCTAATTGAAGCTTAGATTGAGTCATTGCTTCGTTCTTTTGAACTTCAGCCATAGCCGCTCTCTCCGCTGCTTCAGCATTTGCATTGGCTTGTGTTTGTATCATTAACTGTTGCTGCTCTTGATCTTGTTTAATTTTAGCTTTACGCTTAACTTTAAGCATTTGATTAGCTAGTTTTAAGTTTTTAACCTGACGTATATCGATCGCGTCTTCTAAGTTAATACCACCACTCTGTAAAGCTATTTGTATGTTTTGTTCAAGCACAGCTTTTTCTTCTTCGTCAGGTTCTAGTTCTAAATAGATACCAAATTCAAATAAATTTAAGCTAGACATTTCTTGTAAAGTACCTACGTTAAAAGAACTTAAAGAGTCTTTTAAACTTTGTGCTAGTAAATCATACTCTAATACATCTGATATTTTAAGAGCTACATTTTCTGCTGTTTTAACAGTTAAGAAAGAACATGCTTGTAGTATATGCCTAGTTGCTACGTTAGAATTTGCTGCTGCTAGTTTTTGTATACCTACTAAAGCATCTTTGTCAGGCATACTAGCGTCTCTAGCTTCGTTAAGTCCTGTTACATCTCTTATCATTTGTAAGTAATAATTATAAGTACCTATAAGTGATTGTATTTTTCCATTTGCACTAGAAGTTTGTAGTTCTTGAATAGGTACTTTACCTCTATTAGGATCTCCATCTTGTGTAAGTGATCTACCTACTATAGAACCTGTTTGGAAATACATATTTAATGCTTCTTGAGCATTGTAATTTGTACCGTTACCTAAATCAACCTCTGCTAAACCATCTACATCTACAAACACACCATCTGGAACCATTCTAGATAAGACTTGTTGTAGTTTTAGATGCGTTAGTTGTATCATATCAGCAAAGCTAACACATTTACTAACTAAAGATTCTATTCTTCCTCTGTACATTCTAGGCGCACAGATATTATAGTTCATGTTAACCTTAGTCATATTAGACATAGGTCTAGTCATGTTTTCTGCTAGCTTCCATTCAACCATGTTATCAATACCTAGTATTTTAGCACCGCTATATAGAACTTCTATTGATCTAGCTACTCTTTCAAAATTGTCATTAGCCGGTGGGGCAAATGAGTCTGGCTTTTCTAAAGCTTTTTCTAAACCTTGATCTGTTTGTTTTATTTTAAAGACTTGATTGTTGTAAGTTTTATATTCAAAAAACAACACTTGAACAATATCTGGTCCTTGATTCCAGTTTCTTAAATAATTTTGAGTACCTGGAAACTTTTGTATTTTTTCCATTTCTTCTTCAGAAAGATAAGGAAATTGTTTTTTTACTTCTGCTATAGTCATAGACTTAACTTCACCAACATAGTATATGTCTTCAAAATTAGGATCTTCTGTATAAGAATATACTAGCGAAGCAGGATCTACATATTCTACTTTTATACCATTAGCTATATTAAAATTAGTTTTAACACAACTAATACCTAAAGTAACTAAATCTAATAATAGTCTTTTTCTAGTTTCATTAAATTTGTTTTGTGCAAACACATTAGCTATAGCTTCTTCTTCAGCTATTTCAATAGACTGTTTGTAAGTTAACTGCATGTGAAGATCTAGCTCTTGTCTATTTTCTGGTAAATTCTCAGGATCACTAGTAGTCCATAAATTCATACCAACTTCTTTTTGAGCTTTTTCTAAGAAAGATCTTGCTTGTATATCTCTTAATAGACCCTCAGCATAATTAGTTCTTTTTTTCTGTGACTCTGGATCTTGAGCATAAGCTTTTATATCGTAGTCTCTATTAGCCATTCCGTTAACTACTATGTCTACAAATTTAGAAATAATAGGAACAGGTTTCCAGTCTAAATTAAGATAAGACATATCACCGTTGATAGATAATTCGTCTTTGTATTTTTGTACTGACTGCTCTCCTCTAGCGTATAGTCTTCTGTTATGAAACTGTGAGTAGTTTGTCATAAATCTATCGCCGCCATTTTGACCACCTCTATTCTGTCTAAACCACTCGTTCTCTATAGCTCTTCCTACAAGAAGCCCATATTCCCAACTGTTCTTTTCTTCATCCGGTACTACCTGACTTGGAAACGTGCTATTGTAATTAGTTGTAATCATCTATTTTATTATTTTTGAAATGTGTCCTTTATTGTCGTACGAGCTAAATCCTAAGGAAACTTTTTCTCTTATTATTTCATTAACTGGTCTATATTTATTTTTATTACAAGCCATTAAAGCTAGTCCTGAGCTTATAGAAGCATCATGCTTTGTTCTATTGTTTATATCAAACGCTGCCCAGTCTTCTAAAGTTCTTTGAAAATACATGTCACCATGAGTATCTCCTAAATGACCCACATAATTTTCTATGTAAGTTTCTATAGCCGCTGCGTGCGCTTGTTTAATGTCTTCACTAGAATTAGGTATTCCTCCTATTTCTCTTTCTGTTATTGATAGCTTATTATAAATCTTATCAGGTCTATTCATACAAAAATGTCTATAACCTCTTCTTCTAAAATGATATAATAACCTAGGCTTATTGTTTTCTATTAATATAGGCATACCATAAAAATGACAAGCCATTAACACGTCTTCAAAAAATATCTCTGCAGTCTGTGGTCTAGCGATATATTCTAAGAAAAAAGAATTATAAGGTGCGTCTTCCATGCTAAACTTAGTTAAACCATGTAAAGATCCATTAGATCCTTTACCGTCAACTGTTCCAGATATATCGTAGCTATCACATCCAAAAGCTCCTATATGTTCATTGCCTGGATATTTTAAACCATTTTTCTTTACAACTGTATTCTGCAAGTTAATCGGTGGAACCCATGATACCTTAAACCTACCATTAGAGTTTGGCATAAATATAACACTAGTATCTTTAATACCACCTTCCCATTGAAAAGAACCTGTTGTAACAAGACCTGAGTACTTCGCTTCTTCATTATAATCTATTTGTTGATATATCTTAGTTAAGTTAAACAAAGACATCTTAGACTCATCTCTAAACGCGTGCTTAGTAGTACGTGGAAACTGTCTGTAGAATTCATTTAAACCATCTTGATCATGCTTTAATCCTTCTACTTCATTATCCCAATACTCTATTACACCAATTTTTATTATGCCTCCATGAGGTCCATATGTTTTTTTGGTAGGTGTTTCGAAGACAGGAAAGCCATAAGCATCAATGTATCCTTCGTAGTTCCATTCCATAGGAATGAACAAAGAATAGAGTCCCGAACTAGTCTGTCCGTTGGCGTTTCTTTTTCTAACATCTGAGTCATCATATAATTTTTTAAAATTTCTACCTCCTTTGTCTAGAGCATTTGATGTTGATCCCATCATGCACTTTCCAATAATTCTTGATCCTAACCTAAGAGTTGTTTTTGTAACTCTCCAGTTATTAAGTATATTATTAGGTCTTTCCCATTTCCCTGATTCATCGTGGACAAGGAGTTTGAGTTTCTCCCCATCGTAGGCGTTATCCCCGGTGTTCTTCCAATCAATAGTTGTGTCAAGTCCTGCAAGATCCTCGGGTTTGTCTGTCGAGGTAATACTTCTTCTGGTAAACTTGCTAGCTGGGACTCTGTATGCCAATTCGGTTTTAGGCCTATCCATACCGTCCTGGATGGGCTTGAAAAAGAATGGATAATTAACGGATATAGGTACAACTTTATCTGTAAACATCTTCTTAGCATCAGCACCAGATTTAGACAAAATTCCAAAACGTGCGTCGGTTGATATAGTCGCAGAGTTAACACACTCTCCTGACGCCATAAACGAGAAACCTGAGCGTCGATTCTTGAGATAGCACATACCATAACACCTGGAGTCTGCATATACCGCGGCCCAGAATATGAAAAATATACGGTTTGCTTCTCGAAAATCTGGTTGACCAACATCAATCTTAGACCATTGTAAATACATATAATGAGTGCCTGTGATATAAGTAGGTATATCTTTATTTATATACCAAAAACCTTCTTCACGGCGTTTAAACTCATTGTCAATGTAGTCGTAATATTTTTCTTTAAAGTCTTCAGGATATTCTCTCCAATCAAAGACTGTTTTAATTCTTTTTAATTCTTTAGGATAATCAAATGGTGTCCATCTATTTTCTTTAAACTTGTGGACATCTTCAGCTTTTGGTAAAGCTATTTTTAAATTTTGTATTTCGTACACTTCTCCAATTTGACCAGTCTTAGATATAACAATCATGTCATGATCTTCGTTATATCCATACTCCCATTTATTATACCTATTCATTCGCTTAAGAATTTTAGGTTTAATATGATCGGGTAATATCTTATATAAATTTTGCTCGTACATTACTTAGATCTTCCTTCAGCAAAGCCACGAAACACAACTTCTTTTTTAACTTCTTTAGGTTTTTCCTCAAGCTTGTTTTTTTCTTCTTCTATTCTATTCAATATTTCAAAAGCATCAAATATAGCTAGCTTCTTTGTAGCTGCTGCGTTTTTTAATCTATCCGCAGTTATATCATCGCCTGTATCTATTATAGGTTCTTTAGCTACCTTTATAAGTTCTTCAACTGCTACTTGTCCAGCTAGGATTATATTGAGTTTGGTTTTCTTTACGCTCATATTTAATTACAATATCATTAGATTTCATACAGTATAATAGTTCTTCATTTAGATTAAATTCCCATTCTCTACTGGGTCTAAAACCTACAGTGTCCCCAGGAGTTATTCCTAGTGACTCTAAGCGACTATTACCAATTTTTAATATACCAACTAGTTTTTTAGTTTTAGCGGTGTCAAATTGATCATCATTTTTAACAGGTGCTATAAAGCATCTATCATTAAATGATAACCATTTGTTATTCTTCTTATATAAATACACTTGATCTGGATAAACAATATACATGTCATCTTTAAAATAGCCAGAGCCGTTTCTTTCTACACCTTTTATATCGTACCATCTTCTAAATATATTATGATGAACTATAATTTCGTCACCAATTTTTATATCAGAACACATAGTTATAGGAGTAGAAACAACTATAGCTTTTCTGCTAATGTGTTTAAAACTTTCTATTTGAGTATTGACTATAAGTTTTTTGTCTCCTATACTTATTTCATTGTCATACCTATTATCGATAGGTTTAACAATAAAGTTATAAAATCCATTCATTAATACTGTAAATCGTATTCTACTGAAATAGACATATTGGAGTTAAATTTTTTCCAAGGAAGTATTTCATTACTTTTTTTGATAAAAATATTATAAGACTTGTCTTGTTCGTCTAAAAGTATATGAGATATTTCATGACCTCCGTACACTTGTTGACCAACAGAATAATGCATCGCGTCATTCTTGTAGTCTGACCCGATGCTTATCTTTCTAATATTACTTTTTGTCATCTACAGGAAGTTCTGAGATCTCTCCAGTCTTTAAGTCTACCTGTACTTGACCAAACTCGTCTTCAAGTTCTTTTTTAAAATCTTCAACAAGTTTGTTGTTTGTTTTAAATTGTTCTACTACTGCACTTTTTTGAATTTCAAACGATCCTAGTTGTACTACCATTTCGTTTTGTTTTCCTGTTAGTTCCTGAATAGTTTTTAATTGTTTTTCAGAAATCATTTGTTTAGCTTCTTCTGCCATGTTGATTTAATTTAAGTTATTAATTAATTGTTAGTTATATAATTACACGTTTTAAGTGCACTTTACCTAATCTTCTGCTGGTGGTACTGGTGGTACCGGTGGATTCATCCATGTAAAATACAAGTCCTCGTTTACTGGCGCTATCTCAATAGCTATAACTGCAGCTATGCTAGCTTGCATTGCAGGTACATCTAATGATCCTTCCAGCCATCCAATAACTATAGCTTCAAAAGCTTCAGTATCTGCGTAAGGTACAAAAGGATCTCCAGCTACATAAGTATAACTTTGTGTTCCAATATTAGTACTTGAATAAATTTCGCCTCCAGATTCTTCAGAACCAGTGTATCTGTAATGTACTGTGTATATTACATTGTCTTCACCTTCTGCTTCAATGTGAGCGTTCATTTGTGGGATATCCCATTTGTAAGTAATTGCCATAATTTTAGTTTTCTAATTTTGTAATTCTTGTTTTTAAATCTTCTATTATTTCTTGTTGTTCTTTTATTGCGTTTATTAGTACTGCTGTTAATTCTGAGTAAGCTACAGACTTAAGTCCGTCTTTAGGGTGTTCTAATATAAGTTCTGGTAAAACCGCTTCAACTTCTTGAGCTATAACACCAACTTTAGTAATTTCTTTATCAACATCATTTCTATTATAATAAACACCTCTCATTGCTTGAACTTTGCCAATACAATCATCTATCTCTACTATATTCTCTTTTACTCTTATGTCAGAGTTTTGAGTTAATGTACCGTCAATAGTCATATTACCTTGACCTACATCAAACGTCATTTTAATTGAATTTGGATTTCTCCAATATACAAGACCACAACCCATATCAAAGTAAGTGTCCGAGTTGTTCGTATGAAATCTTACATATTTATTAGCTGCATAATTTCCTAAATACAAATCTGAAACACCGCTACTACTTTTAACTAATAGTCTTCCAGTAATTTCTAGTTTAACACTATTAGTAGTAACAGTATTTCCCATACCAATATTACCGGCTCCATTTATGAAAAAACTAGTATTACTTCCAACGGCTCCATATCCTATTTGGAATGAAGCGCTGTTACCACCAGCATTTCTTATATAAAATTGATTGTTATTGTTTTGGTTTTGAAATATTATTGAGCCATTACTTGGTAAAAGAGTACGGCCATAAACAGTAAGACCAGTTGTTTCTATTCCTAGAACATTATATGACGCGTCGTCAGGACAGTTGTATTTTATGTATCTTATACCACAATCACCTACACCTTCACCAAAAAGTTCAATATTACCACGAACAGATAGTTTTTCACCTGGGGTGGATATATTAATACCAACGTTGCCGTTGTTTTTCATGGTCATTACATTTAATCCATGTCTACCTACATAAAAGTCTCCTGCGATATTTGTTAATCCCCATTGTCTATTTGTATGAGTGGTATCCGCGGTATCAAACTGAACAGTAGTTCTATTTGAACCTGCTAAACCTATAAGCACTGAATTAACACCATCAGATACAGTGCTGGTTACTGTTGTGCCTCTTACTTCTAAATTAGCGTCAGGAAAAGTTGTTCCGATTCCTACTTTTCCTCTGTCTAATACTAAAACATCATCAAAGCCAACACCATTGTTGACCATATTAAAAGAATATTGAACAATTCCTCCAGTTACTCTTTGTTTTAAATCTAATCTGTAATTTGTGTTACTTTCATTATAACGCCAACTTTGCCATGTA